GGAATATGTGGACGAATACACAGCTGAAACGGGTGTTACCAACTATGCTCAAACTGACTTTGTGGTATTGATTGATGCCAAAAGCCTAGTGTATCTAAATGGCTTGACTATGGATTGGGTTCGTAATGGACTTAATGAAGGATTTGAATTTTTAAATCCTAACTCTAAAGGAGAATGTGGTTGTGGAGAAAGTTTTAGAATATGAAATATTGGTCTAGAGAACATACAAAAGAATGGATTGCTCAGCTAGAGGATCGATTAGAAGATATTGCATATTATCTTGAAAAAACAGAAACCTGGTGTGACAATTACGGGATCGATGACGAACGTGTGGTTTTTATGTGTATGTTTCTAACATGCATTTGGGTTAGTCAATTACGAGATGAAGATATCACCTATGTTGAACTTATGGAAATGTTGGGTGTGGAATGTTCAAAATCTGGGGAAGAAAAGTTCTACGAATTAGATAACAAATATCTAAATCTCACACATATTGAACTATTAGAAGAAGCTGTGGCTCACTTTGAGCCAGGTGAAGATTAATTACTTGCCGCTGTAATCTTTAACTGCGCCGCCGTACTTTACGCTTTTAGCTTTGTGGCCGTTTAATGCCTTGCCGCTACCTGCAACGCCCTGTTTACCTGTGCCATCAGTGTGGCCAGTATCGTGTTTGAGCAGGCCGAGACTAACACATTGGCTGTATCGAACATTGCTTAATCTAGAATGCCCAACTGAACAATCGCTGCTAGTTGGGTGTGCTAATTTCTTTTCGGACAATAGTTCTGTGATCTTCATTCGCAATTCCACTTTTTTAGTGCAAGGGCTTTTCTAGTAGGGTCACCATTGGGTTTCTTCATAGGACCATCAACTCCGCCCATTCTAGCACAGAATGATTTACGGCGGTTGGCTGCTTTGCTACCGGCTTTTAACTTACTAGGTTTAGTGGTCACCGCTGTTTGCAATTTGCTACCCGGGTTCTCTCTACGGTAAGAAGCAACTCCTTTGGCATTTAGGCCGCCGGATTTGCTTTTACCTGCTTTACGGCGCCAGGCCGCAGATTCATCAATAAATTCGTATGCTCGCATTCAAGTATTTATATTACTTGAACACAATCATTCCCAACATCACTACTTGACCAATAAATCCTAAGCAGATTGTAGAAACATACAAGAAGTTCTTTTCAATTAGACTCTTAAAGAACAATGTAGTCAGTGCCGCCCAAACAAACAACATAAGATCGTAAGGAGGTAGTTTGTCGCTTTGTGCTAGGATCATTGCAAGTAGTGTAGGTACGGATGCAAAGTGTAGTAGCACAATAGTAATCCAACCTAGTGTATGAGCACTAATATGCCCTAGGTGATCTTTAAAGAATGTATAAACAAAATCAACTGCGCTAGTGATATATCCAAAGAATTTCATTTTAAGTCCTTGTTTGTAAAAAATGTGATATGTAATTTATTCATAAAATATATGTTGACCAATTTGTATAATACGTTTACGTTTCCATCCCGGCGATATATACGAAGCATGATAATACAGTGCTTTGTCTAAACTAGGTAAACGGAAGCCTTCTAGGAGAACTTTCTTGGCCACTTCCTCGCTTTCTCTGTAGCTGGCATTGTTAGGTGGTCGCATACTTGAATCTCTATCACACGTCCAAGAAAACTGGCATATAACCTTTTCATAAAAGACATTGCGTTGATAGATTGTTTTGCAAATATCATCCGGAAACTGCCCGCTTTTTACACGGTTTATTGTTACCTGCGCGACGGCAACTCTCCCCTCAAATGACTCGTTGCCTGCTTCATAGTAAATATTTTTGGATAGACACCCTAGTTGTCTTTCTCGCAAGGCTGAAGTGATTTGAGAGCTCTCAACGGGTGTATATTTGTCGAGCTTATCGAGCACAACCCAATTGAGCATAAACACTGATGTTATCAGTGCCAGTACCATTAATGCAAATGTTACTGCGGATAGTGCTGTTTTAGAAACTTCAGGTGCGTATACCTTGTCTAATGTTAATTCAGTCATAGTGACCTCCTTTTTCGTTGATGGTAAAATAGTTATGCTACAACGACTATTATACCGTCAAGGCAGGTAAAAAACAACAAGTTTGACTGAGTTAGTGAATAATATGCAACATGTTACAATGATCAATTAGAAAATCAAAGTTTTGATTGTATTGAGTGTCCGATTGTTTAGCAACAAACAATGCCTTGTTACGCTCTGCAATTGCATTACAATCTTTAACCAACTGTTGATATTTATCAGTTGGCAAATTAGATATACGTTCAATTTCTGCAACAATCATATTTGCTCGTTTATTATGATCAAGTTCTAAATCATACGCTTCATTAATATACGGACTAAACGTTTCAAAGCCTAATTCTCTAACTTGTTCTAAAAAATAAGGAGTAGAAAATGCAATAAATGGCCTAACACACACAATTGGTTTATATCCTTTTTCTGACATAAAACTTGGTGCTAATTTTCTATGATATATATTATCCGGACCTGTTGGTGCATAATAAAAATCATAATGTGTTTCTACTAACACATGAATATCTGCAGAAAATACAGTTCTATATGTTTCATCATCCCAAGCATTTAAAAGAACATTTTTTTTTAATTTATATGGAATATTATCCATCCATTGTAACACATCATGCCCTATTGATCCAAAATTAGTTTTATGTAAGTCTTCTAGCATACGATCTTTATCAAAATGAATTACTTCACCATATGGGTGAATATTATAAAAACTATATATAAAATCTTTTAATAAATTTCTTTCAGCTAACCTAGCATATAGATGTAATCGCCAATTTACATAACGTCTACTTAATGCACTAAATTTCTTTGTAATTAATCGATCATTAATTAATAATTTCGAATTCACTAGCCCTATATTATAAATTCCAATTGTAATACCACGTATGTTTAATTCGTTTAATCTATCTTCAAGAAATGATTTATGAACTTCATCCATGACCAGCATAAACATTTTACTGGTAGGAATTTGTTTTAGATCAATTAAATTTTTAATCTGTTCTGCTAATTCACATGTAAAAGTTTCATTACAATTTTCATATAAGAATTTTGCTGTAGGCTCAGAGCGTAAATGCTCCCAATGAATATCATCGAATGCATTCACTATTGTGCCGCCGTGGTAGGGATGATAATGATAAATTACATCAACATCAGATTTCCAATCGCTTAATGATTTAAAATGTGTAGCTTTATAAGTTAAATGATAAAATTGTCCGCTTCTGTTGTAAATCATTATAGTACTCCATATTTTTCTACGATTTTATCCAATTCTATATTTTTCATACTGTATAAATGTTCGGCATTATATTCAAGTATGTCTTTAACCTTGTATGAGAATTCAATTTTTTGCTCTTCAGACCACTTGCTTATGAGTTCAACTAGATCAAATATTTTATTAAATCTAACCTCATGGTCAGTTTCTTGATCATAACTTTCATCCCAAAACTCACTAAACGTTTTGAATCCCATATCTCTTATATGTTGTAAACTGCCCGGAGATGCAATTATAATAAATGGTTGTAACTGTGCAATTGGTTTAAATGTCTTTTCAGTCACATGAATTATTTTATTAAAAAAGAAAGTTTCAGTAATGATATTAATTAAAGAGTTTTTATAAAATGTTTCTAAATCATCGGGGCTTGACTCCATAGGATACAATTCAAAATCAGGTTTGTCTAATACCAAAGGCAATGTTGATTCACACCTAGCAATGTCCTCAATGGTAAAATTATATTGTGGATGATTGTGAACTAAGTGCGATATAGTAGTAGTAAACGATTGACCTGATCCCGGTTGCGTCTTTGCCATACTCATATAAAAGTCAGCTAATAATTTACGTTTTTCCATCATCATAAAAAATATTAACCTATGCGAATGGTATCGCCTATTAAAACATAAAAATGTTTTATTTCTACTTCCAGGCTCATATGTTGTTAATGGTTTATTAACATCAATATCAGTTCTATCAATTCGTGTAGTTGGAATATACTCCATGTGCATTTCAGGTGCTATACTATGTCTAGCACAGTGATCAATATAAATTTCTTGCCCATTGGCACAATGTGAAATGTATATAATTTGTGATAATGGAATTTGTTTGTAATCAAAATAGTTTTTCATTGACTGTAAAAATACATCATCGAGAAAGCTTTCATGTAATATAGTGATTAAAATAAATGCTTCTTTATTTTTTACACGAGATATAATTTCAGGGGTTATATTGTTGTGATCTAACAATCCGTCATTGATATGAAACATATGTAATATATCTCTATAATTATAATTCCCAAAATTTATTTCATATAAAAATACATCAGTTGGTAATGTGCAGGCTGGTATAATATTACAGTTAGATTTAAATTGAGTATAACAATGTGGTATATGATGGAAATCCCAACGTATAGTGTTAGGGGGATCCATCACGTATTGATCAACTAGATCAATCATTGTAGGTACTCTATTATTAGTGATAGGGCCGCGTGGACCAATCCATTCATAGACAAAATTCAATTTCTTAGTCATTTAAATCCTTGCATATATTATGAAAATTTATCATTTCCGGAAATGTATTTAAAAAATCAGTGCCCCTTCGTGTATCTAATTCATTAAACCAATTATAGAAATCCTTACGTCCTTCATCTAGCTTATCATCATCATACGTAGTTGTTGCCATATAATCGACCACTCTTCTAAACTTTTCAAACTCCACGGATGAAAACTTGTTGGGATTAGAGTCATCTAAATTGTCTTCCATAAATTTTAAACTATCATGCATGTATGGCATAAACTCGTCTTTGGGTAGAATATTCATATCGTATTGCAATGGTTCTTTTAAGTACGGTGTATCAAACCTAACCATTTGTGGTTGATCAGTTTTGTTATATGGATTATATATTCTTCGCCACTCTAGTATTTTAACCAATAATTGTTTAAATGTTGTTACACATAAAATATTAAAGGTAATCATAAAACTTATAGGTTGTCCGGTTTCTTTAAGATATGCATCAAAGTTACGTTCCCATAATATTAAATCAAGTCCAGTTCTAACATATTCCGCTCGTGGACCCCAAGTATCGATACTAGTGTACAATTTAAATCTCTTAATACTGTTAGATGCTGTGAGAGAGTTAATTGACTCAATCATTTTATCTACTAATCTAGATTTAACTCCCAAGTTACTATTGATATTCAATTCAAGATTAGGCATTGGGTCTTTTTCAAGACTATCTAATAATTTCCATGTGCTGGTGTGCATCAATGGTTCGCCGCCCGTTATACGTAGAATAGATAATGTTTTACGCAGTTCTGGCCACCATTGCCACCAAGCATCAACATAAGGATTTTTTTCTTCTCTTTCATATAAGTTCATCCAATCAATATCACAACGATGATTCTTTACAGTGGTAACAGGACCAAACTGTTTGATTTCATTATAAAATCTACTGCTGGCCTTGGGATGACAATATCCGCATTTGAAATTACATTCATTACCAAAACTAATTTCTACATACTCTGGATTTATATTTTGATCCCATGGGCCCGTTACAGCTTGTTTGTATCGTTCTTCGGTGAATATACTAGCAGTCTTAATATGCCTGTCACTGACATAGTCAGGGCCCATTGATTCAATATTCCAACAATATTGGCATCCTTTGGTTTTAACACCCTCTAACATCTCTTTACGTTCTAACTTCTTATGAGAAGTATTATGCAATGCACTGGGATTATCTTTGAGTTCTTCTAAATTTATTGTGTGTGGTGCAGGATGATAACAACTATGTGTTTCACCTGTTTGTAAATATAAAGTAACATGATGCCATTTAGCTAAACAAAATGTTGGGCTTGTTTCGTTTACAATAGATATAACGGTTTTAATTCGGTGTTGTGCATTGTCCATTTATTGTGCCTTTATTATTTTTATGTTTGTATAAAATTCTGCAAGTTCTGGGAACGTATCTATAAATTTTTTATTCCTAATGGTATCATAGTATTCCGTGTTTTCTTTAAATTCTTGTTGTGCAATTTCATTAACCGACGATGAATCTAACTGACTTATTACGTTTTTTATTTGATTTTTTATCATGCTATAGTTACTATCTGATAGTAAATCCATAGTTTTAATTTTATCTAATAACTTATCTTTAATATTATTTTTAATGTCAGCATTAATAATGTTAAAACTGTAAAAATTTGGATTAATAATATTATAAAACGTTACGTTGGTTGTGTCATCAACAAAATTGTTTTCAATCATATAATCTATAAATTCTGGAATTGTATAAACATTGAACACAGATATCACAGATGAAATACCTATGAATATATGAGGGCATGATTCTTTAACTTTTTTAATATTTTGTACGATAGTTGGCCAATCGGTACCTTCTCGAATGTATTCAGCTCGACTGCCCCAACTATCTAAACTTACGTTTAAATGAATATTGGAAAACTCTTTCCATAACTTAATTACTGATAAATTTTTAAAGGTCAACGAACTTAAATTAGAATTATATCTAATTTTTATATTTGTATTTCCGGTATTAATCAAATATTCAAGTATTTCGTAATGTTTGTCCATTAATAAAGGTTCGCCACCAGCAAAGTAAATTTCTTTAATTCCGGTTATATGAGGTCTAAGCTGATCAAATAATAAATCATTATTTTTTCCTCCTGAAAAAATAAAAACTTTTTTATTTTTGCCTTGCTTGTTATCTTCAGTGGCCCAACTAGAACTATATGTACTAGAACAGCTTCGACATTTGAAATTACAGATGTTGCTCCATCGTATGTCAAGATATTTTAATTCCATTGTTTCCAAAGATCCATCCTGGTTTGTGTCATGTACTAAATTTATAGATTCTGAAAGATACGAGGCATTCGATGATTGTCTAAAACTATGCACATTTGCATTTTCATTTTGATAACAAGCACTACATTCATCACATTTTTTACCTGTTAACATTTTTAATCGCATTGACTTATATCGATCATTGTTCCATATTTCACTAATTGAATTTTGCTGTACATTACCTAACGGTTTGGTATAATCTCCAATACAGCAAGGTAGTACATCTCCATCTGGGTTTGCGTAAAAATGTATCCAGGGCAGTATACAAAATGTATTGGACTGTTTTATAGCAATTTTAAATTGTTGATTTAACCAATTGTAATCGTTGATATTACTGATCGGTTCTTGGCTCAACGCATATTTGTTACCTTGCTCTGCTCCTAATTTTGCCCATTTATAATATTCAGCTGTGACATCTGGATTTAACCATGCTTGCAATCGTTTGTTAGATTCTGCATCTTCTTTTTTAGATAACTTGGCACATTCTCTAAATGCGGTTCTCCATGTGGCACAATCAGAAGTGTTAAATTTAGTAATGTTGCTAATTTTATTGATTACTTTTAACTTTTTTGATACACTTAATGTTAGGTCAGTACCCCATGATTTAAGATATTGTATCTTCGACTTGCTAAACAGCTTAACACCTCCGAAACCATAAGTCAAACCATTAACCGGATTTATACTATTCCAAACATAGGTGCAATCTCTATCAAATATATTTGGTTGGAAATCAAATTGCCAATCATCCAATAAGTATGCATCTCCATCAACTACATAGAACATGTCAGACTTGGCTAATTTAGCCGCTGCCTTATGTGCTTCAAATATACCAGTAACTCTATCTACTCGTTTGGCCCAAGGTGCTTTTTCTAATACACGTTGCCAATTATCTTCAGCATTTAATTCATAGTAACTAATAAAAATAACATCTAACTGTTTGGCAATGTTAGGTAATAATGTATCAATTTGTTTTACTCCTGCTGTATCATCAATGGCTGTTGCACTTAACGCCCAAATATTAGTTTGATTAGTTATAGATCGATCCAACATCCATACATGTTCATATTTAAAATCATGCCAAGGGATAACATAATCTATATCATAACTTAATTTGGGTAAATTAGGATTATAGGTTATTTTGATAATTGGACTGACATAATCAATTATCTTAGACCCGTCAAGTTCAGTGGATACTTGTAAGGTAAATGCCCATATATCATCTTCACCATTTTGTAGGTGTTTGCGATCCAACATCCATACATGTTCATATTTAAAATCATGCCAAGGGATAACATAATCTATATCATAACTTAATTTGGGTAAATTAGGATTATAGGTTATTTCAATTTTGGGACTAACATAATCAATTATCTTAGACCCGTCAAGTTCAGTGGATACTTGTAAGGTAAATGCCCATATATCATCTTCACCATTTAATAAATGCTTACGGTCTATCATCCACACATGTTCAAATTTAAAATCATGCCAGGGGATAACATAATCTATATCATAGGTCATGGGCGGTAAGTTTGTATTATAGGTTATTTCAATTTTGGGACTGACATAATCAATTATCTTAGACCCATCAAGTTCAGTGGATACTTGTAAGGTAAATGCCCATAAATCATCTTCACCATTCAATAAATGTTTTTGATCCAACATCCACACATGTTCAAATTTAAAATCATGCCAGGGGATAACATAATCTATATCATAGGCCATGGGCGGTAAGTTTGGATTGAGTATCACAGTATATTCTGGACTAATTGTGCCTATCCATTTCCAATCTTTAGGAGCTCCCCACATGGGTTTAAATTTAATCACCCATAATCTTTTATCAGCAGAGGATATATGTTTATTATCTAAATCATATGCACACTCGTAGATCAAATCCCAATAAGGTGGACAGCATTCATTGACATCAACACCGAGGTCAGGTAATACATCATTGAAAGATACTTCTATATCTGGAATTATATATCCCATGTGTTTAGTACCTAATATATCCCCCTCAACTAGTTGACAGCTGAATACCCAAACATCCTCATCTAATGGATTAAATCTAGGATCCATGTACCATATTAACTGGTAGTTCTTTTCCCATGGACTCGGTTGATATAGTCCGTAGGGGTTATCTTCAAACGTAATTTGTTTATCAACATCTGAATTGTAGGACCAGATTATTTTGGGTTTAACAATTTCAACCTGTTCATACCCGTGATATGGATACCAATCTTGTTTAAATATCTTAACTATCCATTCTCCCTGATAGCTAAGTATTACACATTTCCTTGTATCAGGAATTGTATCTACATAAAACTTTAAATCAGTATCCCATTGCTCTGGAATATTATTGTTGGGGTTTATTACCCAAAATTCCTTATGCCCTTTGCCCAATCCAAACAATTGAAAATCGTAGTGTAAAGGATCGCCAGTCCATGTTATGGCTGCGACTTTTTTTGGTGAGAGTTGATAGAGGTGTTCGAACATTATACTACTAATTATCCTAGCAGTTAATGATGTCTAAAATATTATAAAATATTTGTTGGTAAGGTCACGATAGCTGTTGCGGTAGTTATAACAGCCGTTGGCAGCATACTCACAGTTCTAATCGGTGCCCATGTAATGACTTTGTTACTGACAGCAACTGACCAAGCAGAAGCAGTGGCATTTTCAAACACATGAGCTATTACAATTCCAGATTTTGTAGGGTTGTAATATATATTGTAATCATACACTAATGGTTGGTTATAAACCACTGTGGTACCCTGTAATATCGTGTAGCCAGTGTAACTCTTAAGGGATGCTGATATTTCACTTGTTACAATAAATTTATATTCAACCCCATCAACCAACACTGGATTGGCACCATTTGTGTTAGCTAACAATGTGTTCCCATAATATATAGTGGTATCGAAGTCATGCGATACGATACCGGCCCAGAATGATTCAATTTGTGTAGATGGATACACTGGGTTAGGATTAAATGGTACACCGGGCGGTAGTGGTGGAGTTACGGGCGTTGGAGCGGCACTCACATTACCAATAATCATACCTTGACCTTGAACATAACCATTGGCAATTGCAGCATTATTACAACGTACAACCACAGAAAAATGTCCACCTGGGTTTTGAGCAAAATAGTTAGTAGACTTGAAGGTAAACTCAAACGTACATCTGCCAGGACCAAGATTATAATCATTTGTGGTTGTGGAGGTCAGTTCATAATAATCGAGTGCGGGGCTATTATTATTAAATGCCCACGATGATGAATCCACAGTTACTCCATTTGGAACAATCGTGGGCAGTGATGAAGACAAAGTTGGTACTAGACTATCAAATCCTCTAAACAATAGTGTTCTTGTACCATCACCTAGGGGTCCTGAGTTTAATTGAGAATACCGGCCGTTGATATCCGAATTAGAATAATAGTATAATGCTCTGGTTAAATTTTTTAAGGTAGCATCAAATTCTGCATTTCCACTGAGTTCTCTTAGATTGTTTAACGCTATGGTTATATTACCTCGTCCATCATGATTAACAATAAACATAGATTTATATCCCGGACTTTGCTCATATCCAAAATATTGCTCGTAATTATAACCCTCAGTGGTTTTTCTAATATAATTCGGAACAATATCGTTGTCAAGTGACCCACTTAGGTAGGTATAACTATATTCGGTTAACACAAAACTCCAAACATTGGCCCAATACGGGAATTTAAGATTGGAACTTCTTGCTCTATAACTCAAATTATTTACATCAACTAGGTTATAACCTCCTTGGTCATATCGAGAGGCATAATCTCCCCCCATACCAACTCCAATGGTTAATATACGTTGATCATTGATAGTATCAAGACTCATTCCAATAATACTATTATAACTCGAAGCGGGACTGACCCAACTGGCTAGATTGTTATATTTTAAATAATCAATGTCAACATAGCTGATATTTGTTATAGTTTTGGTTCCTAAAAATTGACCCGATTCTGATACCGACACTGTTAAAGTAGACCGGTATGTGCCTGTGTTATTGTTTACTAGGTCAGGATTCCAAACTATATGAATAGTATTGACTGTGCCTGTGGTCACTGACCAGCCGGGATCACCCGATATACTGGTATTAAATGTTAAATTTGTACCAGTATATGTTACCCCATTCGTACGTTTATTAAGTATGATATCAGTTGAATTGGTTTGACCCAAAATTGTAGTATATGTGACAAATGTACTGTTCGATGCCACAATGTTTTCATCATTGCTGATACTTTGATACGTATTGACTTGATATTCAGGATTTTGTGCATTGGAAAAGAACACAAGGCTGTTGATATATTCACCGGGTGCAATTGCTGTATAGGAAATTAGAAATGATGCAGTTGTACCCGCTAACAAAGTGACATTTGTACCACTGATGAGACTTTGAGCCACTGTTCCATAAAATTTTGGAATAATAACACGGCTTTTTACCAATGAACATGTAAAATCAAAACTGGTTAGAGTAATAGTGGTTCCACCGTCATTGTATAATATTAAATTTTGTATATCAGATTCATCTCTTGGAGAAGAAACAAACGTTACCGGGGTAGATACTCTTAACACACCATAATTAGCCACAGGTGCTGTTAATGTTGCTCCGTCAAGAGTCAATGTAGTGGCAACCACAGCAGGTGGTGGACAATATATAGAAGCAGTGGAATTTGTTGCACCGACAGCACTTTTTATTTTTATGTTTACAGCTACTTGAGTTGCCATTATTGATCCTTATTATGCACCACCACTGTTGGTGATGTTGGCGTAATCGTTTGCAGCAGCCTCGGCGGCAGCAGCAGCAGCGGCGGCGGCGGCGGCAGCAGCGGCGGCAGCAGCGGTGGCAGCAGCGATGGCAGCATCTGCTATAGCGGTAGCAGCAGGGGCGTTGCTTGCAGCCAAATTTACTGGCGTAGGGGCCGGAACATAGTTATCGTACCAATATTGGGCAAATGCAGCACCTTCGACCGGACCAGTAATTAAAGGACCGTCAAATGTAGCAGGATCTAAATGTAATAAAACTGTTATATACCACGTTCTAAACTGTTGTCTAACTAGATCTTTATTAGCTGCATACGCTGCATCAAGGGCCACTTGTACTGGATCTACTGGTGGAGGTGGTGTTGGGGGGCCAGAGGTATTACCACCCGGGCCAGTGACGAAAGGACCAATGACAACAATGTTGCTTGCAGTGTTAGAGGCGGTGGTGCTGGTGGTGGCAGTGGTCTGCGTGTTTTGATACGTTATTGTAAAATCCACAATATTTTCCTCAGCGGATTTCACAGCTACCACACTGATACGCAGGGTACCACTGGAGTAATTTCGAGTCACTGTGCTGCCCGATACAAAATTACTACGATAATATTTGAACTGTTGATCAGGTGTGCTGGCAATATAGTTGAGCCAATTGGCCCACTCAATATCAAGGTCATTGGCTCCACTGCCTTCATAACTGGGCGACCAAGCAATATAATTACCATTGTTGAAATAATATCGTGCAATTAGAGCCGTGGACCAAGCAGCTCTGACCTGGTGAGTTATGATACTGGTACCATTGGCACCCCAGGCCGAGGTGCGTGTGCTACTGGTATTGACTGAATACACAATGGTGCTTTCGCCAGTGTGTTGAAATTGATTGGGATGACAGGTATATCTATTGATCAAACAATAATCCACCATGGCCTTGATTTGATTGTAAAACACAGCCTTGATCACATTACTACTAGTGGATATGTTGGACACAGTGTTGGTACTGGTGACCAAATTACTGATGTGTGTGTACACACTACCCACATTCCTTAACAAAGTATTGGCTTGATCTGCACTGATTATACTGCCGGTTATTGTGGGGCTGACCACGCTGATCCCATAACCATTCTGACCTATACTTCTTATATCAGCAGCGATACTTTGAATAGCATTGAAATCAGAACTTAATGCTAGGGTTCCTGAAGTGGTTGGTAGTGACATATCAGTATTTATATCTAGATTTCTTATCCCGGTTATAGTATAATATTAAATATGTTGATAACCAACTACAACCAAGGAACATACCATCAATGACCAACAAAAAATTAGGCATCATCCAAACTAGAGGGCTGGGCGATATAGTACTGGCCCTACCCATTGCACTACATTATCGAGAACAGGGCTACGACATTTTCTGGCCCATAACCGATACGTGGGTGGAACAAATGAACCACTACGTGCCCTGGATCAAATGGATACCCGTGCCCCAAGATTCCGGAGCTTTCTTCTACGATATCCCCATGCAACGTTTGAAGAATTTTAAATGCGACGAGATACTGTGCTTGTACAATTCACTGACCGGACACCCTGAATTTGCTGAAGAACCCTACTTCCAATTCACTACGTTTGATCAATACAAATATACCAAGGCGGGCGTGCCGTTTCTGGACAAATGGCGCTTGAACGAATGTATTACACGTGACCCCGAGAGAGAACAGACCCTCTACGATAAAAAAGTTAAAAATCCCAACTATATAGTCACCCACTTGACCAGCAGTCAACATACTGTACCCTTTGATACTAGTATTGTACCCCCAGATTGGGATATAATAAACATAGACTCAGATGGCTATATATTTGATTGGCTTAAAATTATTGAAGGCGCTCAGAGCATAGTTATGACTAACTCAGTGTTTGCTAACATGGTTGATCTACTGAAAATAGGCGATGACAAATACTTTATACCCTTGCATCATCTGAACTGGAGCCCAACGTTTGGCACAACATGGCAGTGGCTGAACAACACAGAACCCTCACAATGGCAAAAAAGTATTACTGCCCAGAGCTAATGTACACTGTCTAAGACGCCCACGAGAATAACACATTCTTTGGGCTATCTAAGGCAGCATAAGATCCAATGCTACTAATGGTACTGGGCTTTGAGGCTAGATCCTTGAAACTACTGACCCTGAACTTTTCCCACTTACTATATCTACCCGTGTTCTCATTGTACTTGGTGCGTAATAGATGCTGGTTACTTTCCCCATACTCGCGTAGATCCTCCCAATGAGCTTTGGGTAAAAAGAAATAATCTAATTCCTCACGGAACTCATTGTATATCACTGCACGTATATCCCCAGCTTTGGGCGTGAGAGTCTTTCGACTGAGTATGTTACCAATTACTGCTGTGCGATCATGACGTCTACATGTGCCCGTTTTGGTGTCACTGAAATCACTATTGTCATAATCGTTTTCATCAACAAACTCATATTCCCCTACCCTACACATGGCCACTTCCACTATATGCTCTACATTGTAATGACGCCAATTGGCTAATATAGTGCTTAATTGCCCGGGAAGAGCATACTCAGGTAAGTGAGCATGAGCTATGTCTTGAAGTATCCGTTGATGTTTGTTCATAGTACATAGTATAAGATCACTTACACGTACAGAACAATCAACTTGACAAACATACATTTCCACTGTATACAAATACCCCGCTGTAGCACTATAAGAGATTAGCTGTGTGCGTGAACTATATACACTATACACAAATACCCCGCTGTAGGGGTCCCCTTTAAGGGTCCTCTGGACGCAGTGAAAGGTTGAGATTTATTGGGGAGGGCAGGGGTATTACTGAGGTTTGAGGTGAAAACCATTTTACGATAGCCTCCAAACCCCACAGTGCTCCATTCTAAATCTACCCTAAAAAACGCAGAACCCCACCGTGAAACCAGGAAATTTGGTAGGAAATCCCCAAGAATTTGTGGAGTTTTGCTCCTTTTCTGTGAGTAATTTGCCACATAGTCAATTGCTCGCTGAGGGGTGCTCACTGTATAATAAGTACTTGGTTAGAGCATTGGACTCCACTCTAGATAATAAATAACTATATGAATCACTGTATATACTGTAGTAAGGAAATTAATAGCACACGCTCAAAACAGCAGCACGAACTTCGCTGTAAGCATAATCCACAGGCTATAGTAGTTAAAGCATCATACGGCATGTTAGGCAAACAAGGAAGAAATCAATATTCAAAAGCAAAGGATGAAGGAAGACTGAAACCAAAACAGACTTCCGAATCTAGGGCTAAAGGATTAGCAACTAAAATTAGAAATGGAACTCTAACTCATACTGAAGAATCAAAAAAGAAATTATCCGACTCTATGAAACGGGCTGTACTGAAAAACCCCGCAGCATATACCAGCAGTAACCGAGGACGAACCAAACAAATCATAGTTGACGGAGTTAAACTACAAGGGCAATGGGAAGTTGACTTTTATAAATGGGCAACTGTTGAAGGATTAGCGCCGAAAAAGGTTGAACAAGGGTTTCCCTATATATGGAATGATAATGAACACGCATACTTCCCGGACTTTTATATTCCCAGTCTGGACATATACGTAGAAGTTAAAGGTTACGAAACCGACCGTGATCGGGCCAAGTGGTTGCACTTCCCTTATAAGTTGTGTATAATAAAAGCTAAGGAAATAAAACAAATCCGTACGGGTAGTTTTAGAGGGTTGGTAGCTTAGTGTCCTAAAGCAGTGTTCTCATAAAGCATTGATCGTGGGTTAGAATCCCACCCAACCCACCATAGTGTATATAGTGTATATAGAGTATAAACCGTAAACGCAATGATAAGCATAACCGATGAGAAGAGGGGCCGGAAGCCCGAGTATATCTCCTTGCTGTGCTGAGTAGGAATCGTAGATCCACGTTAGTTGCGTTGAATCAGTGACCGTACCCTTCCGGTGGTCGAGGCTAGTGTATTAACTTACGCAGGAACCAGCTGATCGGGGGATTATCCTGAAACTCGCGGAGATAATCCACTGATTAATAGGACTCAAATGGGTCCTATTATCTTTTTGAACCTTTTACTACGTAGAATCGACTTATTGATCTGATAATGCGTTTGCGGCCTCTATACGCATTATGAGATAATATTATCGGTCGGTTTCTCTGTAGTAAAAGGTTCGTGTTTAACTACAAGCGTATTGACGAGCGGGGATTAACTTATTATCCTCTATATACTTTAATACTGTATAAAAGTGTTCTCTGGGTAATGTATCCTGCCGCATAATATTATCATGCAACTGTGCAGCATTTAGAGTATTATTAAACACTTGTAGTGCAGCAGCATTATGAGTAATATCATCTGCACACATTTTAAACATAATAAAGTCCGTTTCATTTTCATCATAAAACGCTACAGTATTAACAAGTGGGATCATTAACTTATTAATAGCTACTGCATGTTGTGTCATTTGCTTGCTCATTTTGGTTCCTTTTTAAAATTAAACAAACTCAATATTATTTGTACGCAATTGTTGTTTTACAATTTGTACAATACGTTCTTTATCTTTTTGCAATGTTTTATATACTATATCACCGCTAACATAATCACATTTTTTTTGTGTAGGAAATACATGTACAGTATCTCCATTATCATTTTGTTTTGTATGTACATTAAAGGCAACTATAATCTTATATAGTTCCGTTTTTTTATTGTACATTAACTTGGCTTTAGCAAGTGTATTAACTGCTTGTGCAAACATGTCAGCTCCTTTGTAGTGTAAGTGTATTGTAACACCGTTTTGGAGTGCCGTCAAGTGTGGCTTTATATACACGGTCATAGTGTAGGGGGATTGACAAAGTGGCAAAAGTGTTGTATAATACATTTTTAACAGAAAGTAAACAATGCGTAAAGTAACTCGAGCCCATGCTGTA